CCGGGTGACGATGGGCGCGATGATAAGGTTTAAGCGCGACACCGGAGTTGATGTGAGTCGACTGGATGTGAGTGATTTGGAGAGCATGGTGCGCTTTGTGTGGCACTGTGTGGTGAGTGCGAGCAAGGTTGACGGGATAGAGTTTGGCATGGACTTTGAGGAGTTTGCCGACAATTTGGATCCGGCGTCGCTGAACGGATTTTACGACGGCATGGCGACGACTGAGGGCGAAAAAAAAACGAAGAGGCAGCCGACATAGAGGAGCTGCTGGGCATAGGGATGGGGTGTGTTGGCATGAGCATGGAAGATTTTTGCCGATGCACCCCATCGGAGTTTGAGGCCACATGGCGACAATGGCGAGCCGGAGAGGAGAGAGCAGAGCGAAGCAGCTGGGAGCGAGCACGAATGATGTGCATGTGCACACTGCAACCGTATGCCAAGAAGGGGCTACGGCCGCAGGACGTGATAGAGTTTGCATGGGATGAGCCGAAAGGCAACGCGGAGCGGACAGAGCGTAAAGAGAGTGCAGAGGAAGTGCGAGCGCGCTACGCAGCGGCGAAGGCACGCTACGGGCTGCGGTGAGGTTACTCGTTTTCGGCTGCGGTGAAATAATCTCTAGGCTTGGGTGTTGGCTTGACTTTGCGCGATGCCTGTTTTTTGGTCGGCAATGCAGCGGGGCGGCAGATGCGACACGGGCGTTTTGACGCGGCGGCCTTAGAGAGTGGAATTTTGTTAATGCTGGAAGAGCACTTTAGCGACCAGCAATCGGAGGTTGCGTGATAGCATTTAGCGGAATGAGAAGCGGAGACGTAGACGAACTGAGGTTGCTGCGACGTTTGCGCAGTTGGAGAGCCGGCAGACAAGGTGCTGCAGGTGAGAAACAGAAGCGAAGCGGCAAAGAGATGCCGATTAGGGCGTTTGATAGCTGCAAAAGATGCAGCAGAGATAAAGAGAAACATGTTATTATTTATTTAGGTCAGAAGTGCCGAGATAAAGGAGGAACACAACTAAGACAGCTTCAATGATGGCGAGGATGGCTTTAGCTGAGACTGAAGGGATTATCACGTAAAGGATGAAAACGATGACAATCACCAACAGGTATATGCGACCGGGATTTAATTTCATAGTTTTGTAGAAAAGTTTAATGGTGTAAAGGTAAGAAAAAAATGTCAAAATCTGTAGAATTTGAGATAAAAATTAAGGGAGGCGATGGTGGAGTGTTGAAAAACTTGACCATCGAGGCGAGCAATGCGGACGAGGCCATAGAGGCGATAGTAGGGAGTGCGAGCCGAGCAGGAGAGAGCATACGGAGGATGGCTGAGGGGGCGTTGGTGCTTGACACGTCGATAAGGGCAATACAGAAGTTGCAGGAGGTGGTGGCAGGGCTGACAGCGCCGTATAACAGTTTTGAGACGGCGATGCGAGCAGCGAACACGATGGCGGGGAAGAGCGGCGCGGAGTTTGACGAGCTAACGGAGAAGATTGTGGAGATGAGCAAGAGTGTGCCGTTGGCGCGAGAGGAGTTGGCGAACGGGCTTTATGAGACGATATCGAACGGAGTGCCTGAGGGGAACTGGTTGGAGTTTTTGGAGCAGAGCAGCAAGGCTGCTGTGGGCGGCATAGCTGATTTGGGGCAGACGGTGACGGTGACGTCGACGCTAATCAAGACGTATGGCATGGAGTGGAGCAAAGCCGGCGAAATACAAGATAAAATCCAAATGACTGCCAAGAATGGTAAAACAAGCTTCTCTGAATTAGGAGATGCTTTACCACGTGTCAGTGGAAGCGCTGCAAACCTTGGAATTTCCATGGACGAACTTATGGCCGTATTTGCTACTACAACAGGCGTTACCGGCAAAACCGCTGAAGTCTCAACTCAGTTGGCAGCTGTGTTAAACTCACTTATCAAGCCTACATCTGAAGCTGAGACTGCTGCGGCAGCAATGGGCATCAGCTTTAACGCAGCGAGCGTTAAAGCTTGCGGTGGCTTCGAAAACTTTTTAAATGAGTTGGATGAGAGTGTGAAGGCTTACGCTAATGAAACCGGACAACTTTCTGATACAATTTACGGACAACTCTTCGGCAGTGCTGAAGCTCTTCGCATACTTAATTCTCTCACAGGAGAGCAAAAAGAAAAGTTTAGTGAAAATATTTCATCAATGGCTGAGAGTGCCGGCACTATTGCTTCGTCATACGACAATATGGCATCTACCGGCGAGTCGCTTAATGTGACAATGCAAAACCAAGTGAATGCATTTATGGATGGTGCTGGAGCAATCGCAAGCTTTATTAGCCCAATCACCAATCTAATCTCGCAGCTTGGCTTTACTATACTAAGTATTAGCCAGTTGTCTAGTGCAACCAAACTCGCCCTCACAAAAGTAGCAGCCATGGTTTCGGCATCGTCAAGAGCTGCAATCGTTCAGAAAACAGTTGCTGCAGCAACAAAAATATGGACAGTCGCTCAAGCTGCATTTAATGCAGTTATGAATGCTAACCCTGTTGCTATTGTCGTACTGGCGGTTGCCGGGCTTGTCACGGCTATCATTGTAGCGTATAAAAATTGTGAAGGTTTTCGTAAGTTGTGTAACAAGGTTTGGGGTGTAGTGAAAAGCCTTGGTAATGCAGTATGGACACACCTTGTTAAGCGGTTTGAACTGGTTTCGAGCGTCGTTAAAAAGGCATGGGAATGGGTTAAGAAATTTTTTGGAATAACAGATAAGGCAGACACCTCCGATGTGTCTAAAGGGCTGGATAAACAATCAAAATCCACAGAAAAGGTTGCCGACGCTAATAAAAAAGCGGCAGCAAGCGGCTTGAAAGCCAAAGAGTCTGTGGATTGGCAAAAGATGAGCTATGAACAGTTGGGTAAAGCCATCGAAAATCAAGAGATAAAGGTGAAGCGGCTTGCCGGCACAAATGCAAAAAATGCCACCGCCGAAGCACAAAAATTAAAACAGATGAAAGACCGCTATGCTAAATTGGGTAAGCAGTATAATTTGTCATCTACATCTACATCAAACAAAAATGAGTATGACGGAAAACATCTTATTGCTAATGCAAAGTCATTCAAGGAGCTTGGCAACAACATAACATACTATCAGAATAAGCTTGAAAAAACTGACCCGGCGCAAGTAGCAGAAATCAAACGTTTGTCTGAAATGATAGCGGTGCTTAACAAAAGTCAGGATGCTATTAAGAAGCTACAGGCATCATATAGTAAACCTACAAAATACGAGACATTAGATGACATCTCGCAGGCATTGTCGTATCAGCAATCTTTATTGAGCAGCGCGCCGATAGACCAAATTGCGGCAATAAAAAAGGAAATATCAAACCTCGAAAGATTAAAAGAGGCGTTTGAGGAGGCCGGGCATGTTGAGAAGCCGGTTGGAGAGATCGAGACGTATAGAGAGCTGAGCGATGAGTTGACGTATTGGGAAGGGAAGCTGGAGCGAGTTGGGGCGACTGAGCGTGAGGAGGTGCAGGCACGCATAAATGAGCTGAAGGCACTGAAGGAGAAGTGGGACGAAGCGCTAGCAGCGATAAAGATGCCTGAGGATATAGGGAAACTGAACACGCTGAAGAAACTGGATGATGCTGTGGCATATTATGAGGCACGGATGAAGGGTGCGACGGCAGAGGAAATTTCGGGGATAGAGCAGACGATATCGGCGCTGAAGCGGAAGCGAGAGCTGTTGTCTCGCCCGGTGACAATAGCGGATATGGGAGCTGACGTTGAGCGCATGCAAGGCATGAGCGGGAAGTGGCTGAAGCTGGAGTTGAAGCTGATGGGCATGGAAGGCATCAAGAAGAAGGTGCAGGAGCTGCAGCGGATGCTTGATGATGTGAAGAACCCGTTGAGCGACGAGGAGCGAAAGCGTGTGCAAGATATGCTGAAGACGTGGAAGGACTGGGGCACGGAGTTGAAGCTGAGTGAGACGAAGCTGACGGACGTGTGGGGCTCAGTGAAGGGCGTTGGCAGCGGTGTGACGGACGTGACGGAAGCGCTGAAGGGGAACGACAATGCGTGGAAGAAGACTACGGCAGTGGTGGACGGAGCTATAGAGGTGTATGAGTCGATGCGAAAGATTGTGGGCGTGGTTGACACAGTGCTGAAGGCTCTAGGCATCACGAAGAAGGCAGAGCAGGCGGCGACCGAGGAGGGCGCAGCGGCGAAGGTAGCAGCAGCGAGCGCGGAGGTGACGGCTGCGGGCGAGGTGACGACTGCGGAGGTTGCGGAAGCGGCGTCGAAGACGATGGCGGCGCATGCGAGCATACCGTGGGTAGGCATAGCGATAGGCGGCGGCATGGTAGCGACGTTGCTGGGGATAATGGCGTCGTTGCCGAAGTTTGCGGACGGGGGCATAGCATACGGGCCGACGCTGGGCATATTTGGCGAGTATGCCGGTGCAGCGAACAATCCGGAGGTTGTTGCTCCGTTGAGCAAGCTGAAGCAGTTGATAGAGCCACAGGGCGGCGGCGCGGGCGGCGAGGTTCGCTTCAGGATAGACGGGCGGACGCTTGTTGGAGTGCTGGCGAAGGAGGAACGGTTTAGGAGCCGGACACGATGAGAGTGAGAAGTAAAGAGTAAAGAGTAAAAAAGTAATAAAGCTATGGTGGATATATATAAAGGTGTGTTTGCGAGCGAGGAAGGCGTGGAGTATGAGGTTGTTATACGGAGCGTGGACGAGAGTGCGGCAGGGGTCGGTGAGCTGATTTTTGCGGGCGATGCTGCAGTGTGCATAGAGTGGGCGGAGGTGGACAAGCTTGCGGCTGTGCAGGGGTCGTCGATGACGCTAAGGTTGGTGAGCGAGGAGGACAGGAAGTATGTGGAGCTGTACACAGTTGAGCCGGGGGCGATAGTGGCAGAGGTGCGTAGGGACGGTGCACTGTACTGGACGGGTGCGCTGGATGCGGAGCTGTATGAGGAGCCGTATGCGTGGAAGCGGGACTATGAGGTTGAGTTTACGTTTAGTGACTTTGCGCTGTTGGAGCGAAAGAGCTGGGACAAGACGGGTGTTAGCACTATGGAGGAGATAGTGGAGACATGCTTGGCGGCAGCGGGACTTGGCAGCGAGGATGTTGTGAAGAAGGTGAGCACTGAGCGTGGCGGGAGCGTGATTGACATGGGAAAGCTGTATTTGCTGAACGAGAATTTTTATGATGAGGATGGAGAGGCGAAGACGTACCGAGAGGTGCTGGAGGCAGTGTTGCAACCGTTTGCGCTGAGGATGGTGCAGAAGGGGGGCAAGGTGTATGTGTACGACCTGAATGCGTTGTATGATGGCATGGAGAGCGAGGAGGTGTGGTGGAAGAGTGATGACGCTGTGCTGGGTGTTGATGTGGTGTATAATGACGTGACGGTGACGTTTTCGCCATACGCGGACTCTACGTTGATAGATGGGAGCTTGGAGCATGATGATGTGCTGCCGGATGTGACGGGGAAGCTTTGGCTGATGGATAATGACTGGAAGGAGGCTGCAGATGGTTTTAGGATGGCAGTAGGCGAGCAGAGCGGCCTTGGGTTGACGCTGGCGAACGGGGCAAAGTTTGCCAGGATAGACAGTGAGTATAGCGGCAATGACGAGGCGTGCGTGGTGTGCGGCTACAGGGGAAATGTGGAGAATGTGTATGACACGGTGTACGGTGAGTTTGCGCGGGTGCATGAAAACGGTGTGTATGCGTCGAAGGAGATAATCACGACGGGGCAAGCTTTTTTGGGGTATGTCAGCTATAAGCGGACGAACTATAAGCTGAAGGTTGAGCTGAGTGTGCTGTTTGACGTGAGGTATAATCCGTTTGAGAGTGCAGCGTCGAAGAATGAGGAGGGGAATTGGGACAGGCTGAATGACTGGGCGAACTTTGGGTATGTGCCGGTGATGCTGAACTTGAAGGATGCAAGCGGAAGTGTGCTGTATCACTACGAGAACAGTGGAGTGATGCTGGGCAACGGGTATGGGCAGAGTGCGTGCCGATGGGTAGCCGGCGAAGGTAAGTGGGGGTGTATGTATTTGGCATACTATGATTTTGAGAATAGGAAGAGTGCGACGGGTTTTGGAGGATGGAAGAAGAACCGACAGATAATAGGCTACTACCGAGATGATCTGCCGAAGAAGTGGAGC